ATTATAATTTAAACAAATGGACAGAAGTAAGAAAACAGATTTTAAAATCGGTATTGGCGTAACTACAACACCAAATCGCAAAGAATACGTTGATAGGTGGTTAGAATACTTTGAAAAATTCAAACCTTCTAATTACCATCTGCATATTCACGAAGATGTACACTACAAAGGTGTTGCCTATTCAAAGAATCAAAACTTATATACCCTTAGAGACTGCGACTTTATTTTCTTATTTGATGATGATTGTTTCCCGGTAAAATCTAATTGGGCAAACTTTTTTATTGAATCACGTTACAACCACTTACTATACTTAGAACCAAAACACACGATAAAAGCTAAAATAAACGATTTAGAGATATTTCATAATTGTGGTGGGGTGTTTATGTATCTTACAAAAGAAGTCCTTAATAAAGTAGGTTATTTAAATTCTGAGTATGGTCAGTATGGATATGAACACGCTGGTTATTCAAATCGTATTTATAAAGCAGGATTAATTGATGCACCTTACCAACAATTAACAGGAACTCATAAATATCTTTATGCAATGGATTATGAAATAGAACACAAGTCAAGTATTCCAACTTACAAAAAAGATAAATTGATTGAAGAAAATCGAAAAGTATTTATTAAGGAATTACAAAGCGAAACTATTTTTTATAACTTTGCAGAGTGAACGAACACATACTTTTTAAACTAGCAACACGCAGCAGACCTGAGAAAGCAAAAAAAGCTATTCAAAACATTATAATGCTTTGTCAATCAATGAACTATACTATTTTAGTAAGCATTGATGAAGATGATCAAAGTATGTTTGGTTTTAGTTATCCTGATGATAATGTCTTTATAGTTAGAGGTACATCAAAAAATAAAATAGATGCTATCAATAGAGACATGGATATTTTTGAAGGTTGGGATATTTTGATAAATACTTCTGATGATATGGAGTTTCAAATCAAAGGTTTTGACAATATAATTAGGCAAGACTTTAAAGGAAACTTTGACCAGGTATTACACTATACAGATGGTAATCAACACGCAAACATTATGACAATGAGTATAATGGGCTTTGATTACTATAAGCGTTTTGGTTACATTTACCATCCTGATTACAAATCTTTATGGTGTGATGCTGAAGCTACAGAAGTTGCTCACCTATTAGGAAAATATGAGTACATGGGTGATGGAAAGGTTTTATTTAGACATATGCATCCTGCATGGGGACTAGCAGATTACGATGAACAATACAGAAAAACAGAAAGTCAAGAAATGTGGCAAAGCGATTACCATTTATTCAAATACAGAAAATCAGAAAACTATTTTTTAGAGGATCATTTAATAATAAACAAGCCAAAATATCACAACATTTGAAGCTATCTATTTTAATACCAACATTACCTGAACGTTCTAATTTATTTAGTAAACTTTTTTTTGAAATCAATTTTCAAATAGAAATGCAAAATGCATTTGGTCTAGTTGAGGTTATAACAGATAACGCACCTAAAAATGAAAAAACAATAGGACAAAAAAGAAATGATTTGTTAGCTTCTGCAAAAGGTGAGTATATATGTTTTATTGATGATGATGATAAAATAGCAAATAATTATTTAAGACTTGTTTTAAAAGCATTACAGAATAAGCCTGATTGTGTAAGTCTAAAAGGAATTATTACAATGGATGGACAAGCTCCTAAATTTTTTGAACATTCCATAAAATACAGCGAATACAAAACTACTTCCAGTATTATAACTTACGAGCGATACCCTAATCACTTAAATGTGATAAAAAGAGAAATAGCATCACAATTTAAATTTCCTGAAATTAACTTTGGTGAAGATACTGACTGGGCAACTCAAATAAACAAAAGTGGACTATTAAAAAAAGAAACTTATATTGATGAGGTTCTTTATTACTATAATTACATATCAAACAAATGAAATATATTAGTTACTCACTTTTTGGTTATGGTAAAAGAGAACATAATTGCTTTGATTTTAGCTCCTATCTTCGTGGCATGTGGATTAATATTCGTCTCGCTCGTTGTATTTATCCTGACTGGCGAATACACATTTGTGTTGATGAAAAAACTTTTGAGCATTTTGAAAGGTTATTTAATAGATGGAAACAGTACAATGTAGTATTTAAAGTATTACCTACTGAACCATTATGCAAGGCTATGTTATGGCGATTATTACCTATTTTTGAGCATAATGTTGAACGAATTATATGCAGAGATACAGATAGTCCATTAACATATCGTGAGGCACAAATGGTAAAAGAATGGGAAAACACACCTAAAGTAATTCATGCAATTACTGATTCAGTTTCTCACAATATACCTTTGATGGGTGGCATGATAGGATTGACAAAACATTTTAGAGATAGATTTCAAAATTTAGATAATATTTTAGATAATAGAGATTATTCTGTAAAAGGAACAGACCAGGATACATTAAATGCTAAATTATACCCTATTTACGCTGCTCATGGAACCGAATCTATTATTCAGCATTACATATTAGGAATGCCAAATACATTCTTAAGTGGTTACAGAAATACTTATATTGATGAACCATTGGAAAATGTAAATGAGGTTTACAGACAAACAAACGATACTTGCGGACATATTGGAGCTGCTGGTTGGTATGAAGCACCAACAGTTAAATTTTTAAATGGTTATGACGCATATAAAGATGAATATAAAGAACTAGAATCAGATTATAAACATATATTTTTTTGGGCAAATGAATAAATTAATATCACATCATTTAGGAATGGGAGATCACATAGTACATTGTGGATTAGTAAGGCATATTTATAAAAGAGATGTTAGAAAATACGATTCTATTTTTATTTTATGTTATAGACATAATGCAGAAAATGTAAAAAGAATGTATGAAGGGTTAAATAAAATAGAACTTTTAATAATTGATAATGAAAATGAAATAGGAACTGCAATAGATAATTTTGTAGGAGACAAAGAGGACTTTCATTTAGATCAGCAAGGTTATGAACTATATAATCAAATAGGAGACGATGCTTTTTTTGAGAATAAAAAATATGATAAAAAGTTAAGAAAAGAATTTCAGGTTAAAAGGGATTTAAAAAAAGAACTTGAACATTTTAATAATTATGCATCAAGTCATGCAGAGTATATCTTTGTTCATGATGATTTGCAAAGAGGTTATGAAATAAAAAATTTACCTAACTTACCAATTGTAAGAATACCAAAAGAAGTACCTTTATTTGAAACATTAACAATAATTGAAAAAGCAAAAGAATGCCATGTAATTAGTTCAGCATTTGTTTGTTTACTTCAATCAATGCCATCTTTAAACATAAACGTAACAGTACATACATCTGTAAGAAATAGCTATTTAGAATCATATTTTAAAAACGATGGATTAAAAACAATATAATGGAAACACCAGGTAGTTTAATAGACAAACTTATTACAGTTGATTTAAAGATGTGGAATAATCAAGAAGCTCTTTATGAAATAAGGCGAATGACTTTTGAAGAATTTAATTTAAAATATAATGGAAACGAAGAGCTTTATTCTATTTTAAAAAAAGCCTGTGATTTAAATGTTCAACGTAATTCATTAATTTATGAATTGGATAAATTATTTGAAAATCTAACAGGTAAAGAAATGGCATTTAATCCTCATAAAACTTATTAATGGAAATTCAATTGTTAAATATGTATTTAGAAAGTGGATTGACACCTCAAGAATTTTATAATTTAATTAAAAAATTAAATGAACAATTATTTTATCAAAATATTAATCAATGATTCAATTACTCGCAACTACATACATAATAGCAAAGTTCATCCCAAAACCTATTTGGTTACATCGTAAACCTTTTACATGTCCTCTTTGCTTAACTTATTGGAGTTTCTTAATTTATCAAATAATTAACTTTACTAACTATTTTGATTTATTAACTATTCCGTTTACCTTTGCATTAATAGCTTCACTCTTTGAACGAATTAACGATAGGTATTTATGAATGAAGAAATAAAACAATCTTTGTTAAATTGGGAGTCAATTGGTAAAAACTATTCACCTACTTTTAATTGGACTGAACTTAACGAAATAGCAATAAAGTTAGGAAACAAACCTTTTAACTTAGGATGCTCAGAATGTAGAAGACAATTACTTGAATACTTATTAGCAACAATCAAAGATGGAGCAAGTAAATAATCCCGAACACTACGGAGGTAAACAAAACACCTACGAAGCTATAAAAGTAATTGAAGCGTGGGATTTAAACTTTCATTTAGGCAATGTAGTAAAGTATATTAGCAGAGCGGGTAAGAAAGATAAAACAAAGCTAAAAGAAGACCTCGAAAAAGCTAAATGGTATTTAGATAGATTTATTGGTACTTTATAAGTAAATATAAAGAAAATGACAAATAATGACATATTAAAAAAGAAAATGATTGAAGCGTTGGAAAAGTCATTAAACATAGTTACCTCAGCTTGTAAAGAAGTTGGAATAAGTAGAGAGACACATTATCGTTGGTTAAAGGAGGATAAGCAATATAAACAAGCTGTAAAAGAGATTGACAATGTAGCTTTAGACTTTGCAGAATCAGCTTTGCATCAACAAATAAAAAAAGGCAATCCACTATCCACAATGTTCTATTTAAAATGTAAAGCAAAGAAACGAGGTTACATTGAGCAACAGGATGTTAAGATAACTGGCAACATGAAATTTAAAGCAGACTTTGGCGAAAGCAATTTTATACAATCCCCATCCGAATCAGAGGAAAATACATAATGCAATAAACAGCGGAACTGAAAAATACTATATTATCAATATAGGTAGACAGTTCGGGAAAACTTTATTGGCATTGAATCAGATGTTATTTTGGGCTTTAAATAATAAAGGCTGTAAAATAGCGTGGGTAAGTCCTGTTTATAAACAATCAAAGAAAGTATTTGAAGAAACGTTTAAGGCATTTGCTAAACGAATGGAAATATACCGAAAGGTTAACCAATCTGAGTTAATCATTGAATACATCACAGGATCAACCATTCAATTTTTTTCAGCGGAGCGATACGATAATATTCGAGGTTTCACATTCGATTATCTGGTTTGTGATGAGTTTGCATTCATGGATGAGAAAGCATGGACCGAGGTCCTACGTGCTACGGTCCTAGTAAAAGGAAAAAAAGTTCTTTTGATTTCAACTCCAAAAGGAAAGAATCACTTTTATAAGATGCACCAATTGGATGGCACCAATGAGCAGTACAAGTCTTTTACCATGACTTCGTACGATAACCCAATGATTAACCCATCCGAGATAGACGATGCAAAGTTAACACTACCTGAAATGATATTCAGGCAGGAATACTTAGCAGAGTTCATCGATGGGTCAGCAATGCTATTTAATAATCGACAACTAACGGATAATAAATCTTACGGCAAAGCATTTGCAGGTATTGACTTGGGAAGAGCAGATGATTACTCGGTACTTTCTATATTTAATGAAAAAGGCGAACAGTTCTATATTGAACGTTGGAGACATAGTGATTGGGCAACAATAGTTAAGAATATCGCTCAAGGTTTGAGGACAAATAATGTCCAAACTGCATTGGTTGAGGTTAACTCTATTGGAGACGTGATATTTGAAATGTTGCAAAAGGAATGTTCAAGTTACTGCACTATTGAACCTTTTGTAACTACTAATCAAAGCAAAAAAGAAATAGTTGAATCTTTGATAGTAGCTAATCAAAACAAAGAAGTTAAATTTTTAAATGTGGATTGGCTCGACAAAGAACTTGAAATGTTTACATACGAATACAACCCAAAAAGTAGAGTTATCAAATACGGAGCAACAAGTGGTTTTCACGATGATGGTGTAATGGCTTCATGTTTAGGATTCCATTCTTACTCTAAATACAAAACAGGTAGATACACAATAATATAAATAAAAGGTACTTTTTAAAATGATGAAGATTGAATTACCAACAAGCTGGCATGACATCTCGATAGAGAAATTCCCTTTAATCTACGACATAGTTCGAGATAAAGAGATTGATCCTATTGATAGAGAAATACGAGTTATTTCTATTTTAGCTGACATTACAGTAGCAGAAGTTGAGAAAATAAGAATAGACCAACTTAAAGAACTTATTAAGGCGGTAAACTTTATTTTTAAAATGGAGTTTCCTAAATCAGTTGAAATGTTTAAGTATAATGGGTTTAGATGGATAGTAAATTATGACATCACTAAATTAAGTGCAGGAGACTTTATAAGTCTAAGCAAATTAACAGAAAGTGAAGAAAGTATTATTGGTAACTTACCTCAACTTGTAGCAATGTTTGTTAAACCTTATAAACTTAAATGGCTTAAATTAAAAGAGATTGAAATGAATTATAAGGATAAAGTCGAACACATTAAAAGCATGAATGTAGGCATAGTTTATCCTTTGTGTGTTTTTTTTTGCAAAGTTATAGAAGGTTTGTATCCTCATATAGAGGACTATTTGGTAAAACAAATGAGCGAAGCGAGGATGACAATGGAGAGCGAATTGAACGAACTGAAGAGCAAAAGCACTTAGACTATTGGAGTTGGTATGTTACATTGGATAGCTTAAGCGGTAAGGATAGAAGTAAATGGGATTTTTACTTGAATATGAATGTAGTTGCTTTTTTAAATTATTTGAGTTACATAAAAGATAGGAATAAATGGCAAAAATAAGTAAA